AAGCCTGCGTCCGTCACTGCGGTTGCTCCATTTACCGCCAACTCACTTGTAGTGTCGTTTGCTGCATACACTAACGATTGAGATGTTGTATCTGTGGCGAGGTTCATTCTAACATTATTTCGCAGTTGATATTGAGTACTGCTGGAACTTCTCAAAAACTCGGAACCAAAGTCTGCACTGGCAAACACAGCTCCCGTCCCCGTGGCTGTTGCAACTGAAAACGAGCCTCGAATGAGAAGGTCTACACCCGTCAAAAGTCTGTCATCGCTTCCATCAAACTCAACCGCTGGCTTCCCGTTCTCCGTTATTACCGAACCGCTTGAAACGATTTTCGGTTGACTCGCTGTCGTGGTCTGCGTCGCGTCGTTGCTGTTTCCGCTTTGGTCATAAAAAGTTTTTACGAACGCATCGCCCGAACCTGCGAAAGCCAAAAGCGAAACGGTATCCAACTCATCGTTTGAAAATCCTATATCTTGCTCGTCGTTGTTGGCGCGTCGCACGCGAATAGCGTCGCCTGTGTACAGCGTTCGGAGTTTCCGCAATGAATATGCTCCCGATGCTCCCGTATACGTGTCTAGTAACAAACTGGCTTCGTCTACTTCCTCCCATGTTTGCAGCAACGTGAACGGTGGCACGCCATAAGTTGCGCCATCTTCGAAGCCTTCAAAGGTCGCTACGGTATCCGCGTAAGCTGTATCGTCCGCAAAGGTGTGGATTAAAGTGTAGTCGCCGATTACGTCCGCGTCTGTAATGAATCCCGTTTTGTGGTAAATCTTCCGCACGATTACTTTGCCCGCTGCTGGCGTGTCGCTTTCCGGGTCTGCAAATACTCCGTCGCCTTCGCCCTTGACACTATAGGCGCGTTCCGTTCCTGTAATGCCCTGCTTTCCCGTTTCAACGTCATCTTCGAAACGGTTGGTATAACTCACCAACGATTTAAATGCGCCCGCTGTCGCGTCGTATATAAGCGCCTGATTACCTGCCGGTGTGCCGACTATTGTAACGTCGCTCAAGTCGTTTAAATCCGTAGGTACGGCGCTAGTATCGGCCTTTGCATTTAACGCCGTTTGTGTTGCCGTGCTTATTGGTTTATCCGCGTCGCTTGTATTGTCTACGTTGCTGAAGTCTGCGCTGTTGGCCTTGGCGTTTAGTTCGGTTTGCGTGGCTGTACTGACTGGCTTGTTTGCGTCGCTCGTATTGTCAACGTTTCCCAATCCCACCTCACTCTTTACGATGCTGTCGTTTGTCCATTCGCTGCCATCGTACTTCAATAGCTCGCCCGTTTCGGGGCCGCCCTGACCGAATTGCACATCTGTTAGTTGCCCCAACTCAGTAACGCCGCCCGCGTCATCTGCTGGTTGCCATTCCTGCGCTGCTGCATCGTATGCAATTACTTGCCCATCGGTTACGCCTGTGGTGTCAACGTCAGACAATTCGCCAAGCGTAACGCCTGTAATGGGGCTTCCTTGCGCTATCTCGAAATCACTGCGGCTTATCCTTACATCATAGTCCGCTGTTATGTTATACGTCCTCTGTGCCTCGTCAAAATCGATAATCTCGCCAAGGTATTGGATACTTTGAACGTTCACCCCGGAATACGTACCCGTAACGCGGTCTAATGCCGCGCGTGTATGCGTTGCCATATCAATGCACTCCGTGTAACTGGTTGAGTACAAATTAACTTCAATTTGTGCCGTGTCCAGCTTTGACGGTTCGCGCTTCGTGTCGCTCGGTTCGTTGCTGCTTACGTTGTAAACGACGTAAGGCAAAACCGCGTCTTGCTGTGCTACTTCCGGAAAAATTCGCGTGTCTACGATTGCACGCAAATCGGCATTTGATAGCAACAAATTGTATATAGCCTTTCCAACTGTCATTTCATAAACCTTTTAAATTCCTGCCTGTAAAGTTCGATTTGTTTGCGCTTCGTTGCACCTACGCCCGCTTTAATTCCTTGCGTTAATTTGCCTTTGTTTGGTGTTTGCATGATGATGCCGCCGCCGCCTTTCTTGCCGCCTTTTTTCATCGTTGCAGGACGTGCGCCCATTTCCACAATATGAGCGAACCAACCGTCTGCGCCGTCACGAACTTTTCGTTTCAATTTGTATTTGCCTGCATTGTTCGCACGCGGCCCAATCATTGCCGTATTGCTGCCCTTACTAAACCATACACCAATAGAATTTTTGAGCTGGTTTTTTTTTACGACTATATTTTTACCGTTCTTTTTGTGGATAGTTATATCTTCCTTGTACGGCTTCAATTTGCTGCGCATCGCTTTCACCGTTTCTTTACCTGCCAAACGGTTTGCCTTTCTAAATTCCTTTTTGTTAATCGTGCCAAATCGTGCGGCTCTATCTAACCGCTTTTCGATTTTTCTAAGTTGCGCCTGCATCGTGTCCATTACTCACCCGTTGACGTTGTGACCAGCCTTAAACCTTCCTCGCGTCCGATTTCCTGCACGGCTTCAATTTGGTAGTATTGGCCTGCGTAGCTTACTCGGTCACTTGGCCGCACGCCGCTCACGGTGCTGCTGTAACGGATAACAAAACGCACTGGCTGCACGGCATAAATTTGGTCGCTCTGTATTGATTCGCCGCCGCTTCCGGGCCTGTAATTTACCTCGGACCAAACGGTGGCCAATGTCGTCCACGTTTCTGCACGCTCGCCATAATCGTTAACGGTTAGCGTTGCGCGTTCAATAGTTATTCGCCTGTCGAGTTTCCCGATTTTCATACGCTTGTAACGTTGCGATATGGTGAAATAATGCTGTAAATACCCAATGGCAATTCGTGCATTTTATAGCCTGTAACGGTTTGCCGATTTTCGTAAAGATGCCCAACAAGTAAACGAATGGCATGGACAAGCGGCTGCGGGATTGTGGCCTCCGCATAACCGACGTTCATATTTACCTGCACCGCGTTAAAAGTGTCATCGTATAAATCGGGCGTATTGTCAAACGTAATGCGCGCGCTTTTGGTTTTTATGTCAAACCAATATTTTGCCGCTGGTAGTGTTTGCGTTGCGTTTGCCGTGTCCAAATACGTCACGGATGCAATGGAGTTCACCGGGCCAATGGGGAAACGAACGTTATAAAAATAGTCGATATAACCCACAGCGCTCACGTCGCCAAGCCGCGTATTGCATACGTCTTCAATCCACGCAATTGCCGCATCCCTGAGCGCCTCGATTAATGTGTCTTCGTCTGTATAGTCAACGCGCAAATGCTCCTTTAGCTGTGCCACGGTAATAATGCTATTCAGGTCGGGCGTGCCTGTTATTTCTACGGTCATCATGTCGCTAAAATACGGACAAAAAAAAGAGGGGCCGAAGCCCCCCCTTTCACCAAACTATAACCTAACCAAATTACTGCTGCAATTTTGTTGCCGTTGACAATGCCCCCGGCTGTCGCAAATCGAAGTCGAAGAAACGATTGACGTGCAATGCAATTTGTGCAGTGCCTGCATCGCTGTACGGGTCAACAAGCAAATCGATGCCACCGAAGTAGGCCAAGATTCCGCCCTGTGCAAAGTTTCCGAAAATCATTTGCGCGGCTGCTGTTGTGCCGTCTGCTAAAAATCCATCAACCAAGTAAGGAGTCGCAACTGCGTTGTACATATTGAAACGGCCTGCATCCCACAAAGCATTGACAGCGTTAACCTGCGCCAAGGCTTTGGAATTGGCGTATGCATTTGGACTCATAACGTACGAAGCGCCGGCAAGGTTTGCACCTGCGGCAAGTGCCTGCGATTCCATAAGGTTGACTGTTGCAGCAGTTAAAGCCGCGTCAGTTGTTTGCGTTTGATTTACATCAGTTGATGCCATAATAGTATCAAAGCCAAAGTCGTCAATAAAAGCATTCATAGCTGCTGCCAACTCGTTAGCAATAAGCGCATCAACCTCAGCACCGCCCTGCAAAACAAGTTGCTTGCTGTACTTGGTCTTCGCTGCGACACGGGTAGGAGTCAATGACACTTCATCCATCTCCATGCCCGAATTAGAATCAGCTCCTACTTCGTCCGCTACTGCTGGGTCGCCTGATGTTGGAATTGTACCTGCGGCCTTCGCGCTTACGCGTGGAAACTGCAAGTTACCTGTGGCGTTTCGAATCACTGTTGTGCCGAGTCCTTCCAATACGGTAGGCGCTCGCAATGCTTCGATTGCAGCAGGTACAACAGTTGGAACAAATCCAGAACCGTCGCCGCTTCCTGCTTGGAAGTCGTCCTGTGCTCCAGCACGCAAAGCCACTGAAGGGATTGCAATTTGTCCAGCCATCTGCAAACCTTGGCTTCGTGCTTCCTTGCTTGCCTCACTTGCCCACTCTGCTTCGGCACCTTCCAAGTTTCGACCGTTTGCAACTGCAGCGACTGCACGGCTTAGGGAAAAAGAACCGTTGACGCGCTCAACTTCGCGCTGCTCTGATGCGCCGGCTGTTCCTGTTTGCGCCATGCGTGCAACCATATCTTGCTCGCGTGTTTTGTGCTTGATTTTTACATCAAGGTCCTGAATCATGTTGTCCAACTTATCGCATCGCTCCTGCTCTGCTTCAGTAAGTACGCGGCCCTCTGAGTCCGCCTTTTGGCCAATGGCTACGAATTCTTCGTAGTTCGCATTGCGCTGGCCTTTCAAATCGTTTAAAGTCATCTTTGTAATATTTTGCGTAAAGTTACGCGGTTCTGTTTTTATCGTTTCAGGTTCTGCGCGCTTTTCCTCGACGGGTTCGCTTGCTACCTGTTCTTCTTTCAACTCCTCCACTTCCTGCGCCGCCGCTGCCATGTTTCGCGCGTATACTGAAGCCGTCGGGCTTGCTGGGTATGTTACTGCTGACGTATCCAATAGCTTACCAACCTTGGTAATGGTTCGCGTGCTGCGGTCCTCGCTCCATTCATCAGCCTCGATTGTAAAGGCGAATGAGCTTTGCGATATATCGCCGCGCTTAATTAGCTTGTAAAGGTCGCGCCCGTCCTGGGTGTCGGCAAGTGCTGCGCGATACTTCAATCCTTGGTCGTCAACGCTCAGCTCTAAAGTGCCGTTCGTAGTTCGTGCCAATGGTGCGCCGGTATGGTTTAGCAAAAATCTTACATCGTCCTCCATAACGCCATCAAATGCGCCACGTGCAACGGTTTCTTTGAAGTATCCTAAATCATACTCCACATTAAAATTACTTGCATAGCCTTCGACTACCAAAGCGTCATCACCAGCGGCGCGCACTTCTGACGTGCGCAGTTCTACGCTGTCGCCGTATTGGTTGCGCAGCTCCTCGGTGCGCTTGTCTTCTTTATTGTCCATTGTTATTTGTTTCTGATACTTTATCGGAATAAGCGCCGAGCCTATCCAGTGCGATTTGGTTCACGGCGACGGTATGCGTATCGCCTCCTTCCGTTGGGTTTAGTTCTTCCTTGCCCCTGACTTCGTTAATACTCAACACGCCGTTGTTCAGCATCTTCGTGTAGAAGTCGGCGCGGCTCTGCATATCGCCCCGGTACAAATCGTTCAAATTAAACTTGCTGTATATCTGTGGGCGCTCGCGTGATTGGATTAGCTTCCTATCAATTTCCTGCTCGATGCGCTTGGCCCATGGTGCAATGGTGTGCCGTGCGAATTGTAGGTTCTGCTGCTCTACGTTGTTGTAAGTTGTTTGGCTTTCGAGCTGTACCAATGTAGGAGGCACGCTAAAAATGCGGCATATTTCTTCAGCCTGAAATTTACGCGTTTCGATAAATTGCGCCTCGTCCGGGCTGATGCTGATTCGCGAATATTTGAATCCAAACGGCAGCAGCTTCGTGCCGGCCTGCTGTGCGGCCTTGTTCCAACTGCCCTGTATAATATCCATCTGCTCTTTTTTCAAAGGCTGGTCACTGGATAATATCCCCGTCATTTGCCCGCCGCTTCCAAAGTACTCCGCGCCAAAGTCCTCGGCTGCTTTGGCTAGTCCTAAATTTTCTCGGTGCAATCGTATCGGTGACTTCCTTTGTAGGTTGCAGATTTCCAACATGTTCTCGGCCTGAACAATGCCCACGTTGCGCACGCTATAAACTAACTGCCCGTTCACGGTCTTGCGGTCTACGTCGTACAAATCCAAGCATATCAAACCGGTGACGTATCCACGGTTGTCGCGCTCTATCAGTGCGTAGCCAACGCCGTTAATTACTGCATTGCTTATTACCGTCTCCCAAAAGTCGAAAGCCGTTTGGTATTCGTTGGGCTTGTATTTAATAACGTCATAAGCGGGATGAACGTTGGCCGGTTCTATCTCGCGCCCAATGCGCTCATAAATCTCTAGGTCCAAACTCGCCAACGTGCTGGCTATCTTGTACACGCACGCGTATACCGTCGAGATTGTCAGCGCTGTGTTCTCGTTAATATTCGCACCGCTTACGGTAGTGCCGTAAATGCCTAGGTCATTCGCTAAGGTCTGCGAATCGTACTTACCTACGCGATACCTCAAAAGCGCGTTTAATCTGTCGCGAAGTGTTGCCATGTGGGGTGCAAATTACGAAAGGGAAATTATATCGAAAACTGTATCATGCGCGCCGTTCGTTTTATGGTGGCCGTATTCGTTCATAGCAATGATTGAAGCAATAACGCCGTCCACTTTTTTGCTTTCGTGCTTCTCTTTGGTGACGCGCTTATTTTCGTTCACGTCAGTATAAACAACGGCACAACCCATTTGCCATCTTAGCACTTCATTGCCTCCGTGTATGATGTTGCTTTTCATCATTTGCATCTCAAATTCCTTCGTTGGGCCGTTCATAGTGGTGATATTCTGCGCCATTGGGTGCATTTCTATGTCATCTTGTATTAATTCGCTCACTATATACGTGCTAAATCGCGGGTCGTATCCGATGCCGCGAATGTCGTATTTGGCGCACGCGTCAACAATATGCTCTTTTACATAACGAAAATCGGTAACGTTTCCCGGTGTAATGGTTAAATGGCCGTCCTTGGCGTACCTGTGGTAGTCAATTCCGGCGCTTAATTTCTTACTGTCGGCCTTGTCTTGGTTGACGAATTGGTGCACAATGAGATAAAAACAGTCGTGTTCATCGTCACGAAATAGCAACGCGAAAGCGGTTAAATCCTGCGTACTGGCCAAATCTAGGCCACCAAAGGCAGGTAAATACGGCAAACGCTCCCACGGTATCGGCTCCGCGCCTTGCATAAAAACGTCATCAGGTATCCACGCGTGCTCGGCACTCGTCCAAATATTGAGATTCAGACGCAAAAAGGTGTTTAGGTATGACGGGACGTTTTGCGCTTTCTTACTTTCTTGCTCAAAATACGCTTTAGTGCAAATCGACCCATAGCCCGGGTTGGCTTTTTGCCACGTTGCTTCAGCTGTCCAATCATCACTTTCATCAGCGGCATAAAGTACTGGTAAAAAAGTCTCATCGAGAATACTGCCCTCCTGAACTTGCCGAGCGTACTCATGAATTTCAAAGCATATCGAATTCCTATCATGTCCGGCAGTAGTTAGTGCAATAACGAGCGGCTGCGTTCGTGCGCCTGTGGACGTTACAAGTACGTCCCACAAATCGCGGTTGGGCTGCGTGTGTAATTCGTCAAATATAACCGCATGGCAGTTAAAGCCGTGTTTCGTGCTTGCCTCGGCGCTTATGGACTTGTAAAAGCTGCTTTTGTAGTTGATGGAATTGCGCAAAACCTTGGCGCGTTGGCTCAAGTGTTTGTTGTTGTGTATCATCTCCTGCGCTATGCTAAAGACGATATTCGCTTGGTTTCGGTCACCTGCCGCGCTTATGACTTCCGCGCCCGGCTCACCGTCTGCAAAAAGCATATAAAGGGCAATGGCTGCGGATAGGTTTGACTTGCCATTTTTACGCGGAATTTCAACGTAACACGTGCGATATTTTCGCCTTCCGTCGGCCTTTTTCCATCCAAAAAGTGGGCGAATTATGTCGTTTTTTTGCCAGTCTTCCAGCAAAAACGGCTTGCCGCCTAACTCGCCTTTCACATGGCTGCAAAACTTTTCGATGAAGTCAACGGCCCTGTTTGCCGCGTCTTCGTCAAAGTGAAATTCATCCGAAGAATTCGTCAACGCTTTCTTCTGTTTCTGTTGCTACACCTGCTTTACGTTCGAGTGTGGCCACTATTGTAGTTTTTCTCTGTCTGTTATCTCGCAACTGTTGCCATTGTGGTCGTTGTTTATCATGTCCTGAAGGCGCACAGTAACAAGTGCCGTATTCATTTATGTATTGCTGCAATTCCTGCTCTTCGATTTCAATACAGGCCAGCGTATAAATAAGGCTTTTTAGCCCGGGCGTCAAATCGGCTTTGATTCCGTATTCTAAGCAAAGCTCGTCGTATCTGCGTTGTTGTTCCTTAGTCATTTTTTTTGCGTCCTCGTTTTTTAAATTTTACGTCAGCCTCACACGTCCAGCCTCTTTTTAAATATTTTGTGAACGCTGTTAATGTAATGTTTCTTGGATTGTCATACGCTCGGTAGGCTTCAGAAATTGAATTGAATTTAACGCCTTCCCAAATCGTATGAATGCCAATTTTTTCGCGTATAGTTTTAGCTGATTTTTGCTTTCCCTCTTCTATTCTTTTATTTTTTTCCGCCTCAAATTGAGCGTCTGAACGAATCCCTTGTTGGTAATACTTGCCAATTTGCACCGCGCTAAATTCGCTTTGTTCAGCAGCGCATTGGAAGTTTCGGTAATTCTTGCCGTTCCACATAACTCCAAAAACCTTGTTGATTTCGTCTTCGGTTTTACAACCGTGAACAATAAGCGCTCTTTTAAACATCTCAAAAGACCATTCACTATGCTTACATGCTGCTTTTAAGGTCTCGAAAAGCTTTCCGTTAAATTCTATTTTCTCTTTTTTGCATTTCATTTGAAGCCCTATCGGTAAAGATTCTATATAATCGTAATCACTTAAGTAACTATTTAACAAGCCTTTTTTTATCTGATGAAAATTCAAAACGCTCTCGTTTTCGGCTGAAGAAATACTTGGATAACGTTTACCATTCCAAAAACAAGACTGGGCTTTAGGTCTTGCAATAGCAACGGCACGCGTTGAATTTAGACAGAACTGCGTGCCAAACGCATTTTTAATTATTTCCTGCTCTTTTTTTCGGGCTTGTTCTATGTCGTTTGTTATTTCAGCCACGTGCCAAATAACGAATTTTAAATCGTCCCAACAATTTGCCCAAGATTTACTCAACTTTTGACTTTTGCGTCTTAATCGAGATTCGTGTGTAATTCTGCGGGCCGCTAAATTTTCGCTACTGCCAACGTAATAACCAACGTTAGTTTGGATAACGTAAACGCCAGGGCTAGATGGGAATTTTGGACCTGTAAAAAACATGTAGCAATTTAAAAGGTTTTAAGTTCCTACGCAAAAACTACCCGGCAAACATTCAAAAAAAAATCAACTTGCACGGGACTTTCTCGTAACGTCTATATGGTTTTCTTCACCCCCTACCCCCCTGTAAATCAGTGCGTTCCGTCCTTGACTTGCGCGCGTGGCAGCTATCGCACATAGGTTGGAACGGCCCGCGCCAGAAGTCACCGCCTTGTGTTACGGGTGTGATGTGGTCGACTACGTTGGCCAGTTCGTTGCACTCAATGCACAGGGGATTCTCTCGAAGAAAGACAGCGCGCAACCTACGCCACGGCTTGGAGCTGTATCGGTTATCTCTGTTGACTCGTTGCCCTGGCTTGAGCTGTGTGTTGTGCCATGGGCTGCGCCTGCTGCCTTTAGGAATGTACGCCATAGTTGTAACCGTTGTGCCCTGTCAATTGGTACAGTTCATGGCTCAGCTGCTGGAATCGTTGCCACCTGCTGCCGTAGTTCAGTGCCTTGATGTTACTTACCATGTTCACGTTTAACAGGTCGAGCCTTTCCTTTCTTAGTGCGTCGAACTGTATCCGTTCCTTTGGGCTTAGGCTGTACGTCTTTGGCTGCTGCAAATTCGAGGGCCTTTGTCCTATAATGGTCATGTAAGTCTCGTAGCTCGCGTATCGTGTACTTTCTTCCTTCGTCCGCTTCTCGCATAAGTCTCGCAGTTGTTCCGGGGTTTTCGCTTTCAATACGGCAGCCATATATCCATTGTTCTCCGCTTCTGAGAATATTGCAGGCATAGCATTGCGGCTTAACATTAGCTTCGTTCCACCGAGTAGCTGCGAATCGTCGGCTAAGGAAGTGTCCGGCTTGAATCTTCGATGCGTGATAGACTCGGTCGCAGGTGTAACACGTACAATTTCCGCGTATATCTGCCGCTTTCCATCGGGTGTATTTGCTGAACCATTCATCAACCTTTTTCTTCTCCTGTGCGTGCGTTCGTTTCTTTGGCATTCCCGTTAATTGCTTCGCTAATGTAGTCTTTTAGCAATTCGCGTTCACGTTTGCGGTTCTTGTATTCGGTTGACTGCTGCACCCTGTGCCAGTTCGCTCTTAGCTTCCTGCGGTACGCCTCGCGCTGTGTCGTGTAATGCGTTTCGCACATCACCCAAAACGCTTTCGTGTGTTCGGTTACGTTGGGATGTTCTGAAAACGTGCCTTTGTTGTTAATGAAGTATTCGCGTTCTATCGGGTGCGGTTGGTAACGGCTTGCGCACTCCGCGCCGTATACTTCTGTGATTGCGTACCTGCGTGCGTCCATCAGGTCCAGCCAAAATCTTTCTATTTCTGTCATTGCATTGGGATTCTAAGTTGTGATTGGTGTTGCTCAAGGCGTTTCTTTGCCGCGTTGAAATAATCGGTATCTAGTTCGCAGCCCACCAAATCAAAACCGAGGTTATGGCAAGCAATGGCGATTGAACCGCTACCGAGGTGCGTGTCTAGTATTCGGTCGCCCTCTTTTGCGTAGTTCATTAGCAGCCATTCGTAAAGCTTGACGGGCTTCTGAGTTGGGTGAATTTTGTTGAATTGGTCTTTTTGATACGCACGGTCAAAAATTCGGCTTTTCTTTTGACTGCTCCAAGCGTATTCACATTCAGAAAAATGCCCGTTTTGATGCTTCCACCAACATATAACGGAGTCGGTGCTTGGTAACAAATCCAAATAATAATTAAACCCCCACAAAATTTGGTTCTTTGATACTCGAAACAATTGCTTTAAAAAAATTTCGTTTGGAGGTGACTTTAAAGCTTGATAATTAAATTGTGAACGATTGTAACCAGCTTTCAAGCCGTCAGCGTTATTCGTATACGGCGGGTCGACAATAGCCAATTCAAAAGCATTGTCTTCGCACGTTGCGAGGTATTCCATGCAATCGATGTTGTGAAGTTCAATCATTGCATTGGGATTCTAAGTTGTGATTGGTGTTGCTGGAGGCGCTTTTGTGCCGCCTTAAAATAATCGGTATCGAGTTCGCACCCGACCAAATCAAAGCCAAGGTTGTGGCAAGCAATTGCACTT